TTTCTGGACGCCACCACTCGGCTCGCAGGGCCTTTACAAGGTCACATCGTTCGGCATGAGCCCCGTTGGCGGAGACGTCTACACGGTCACAGCCAGATTCCAGCAGAAGTTCGCACCATGACGGACACGATCTTTGCCGATATTCAGACGCTTGAGCCGGGCGCGTGGGTGGAATTGTTCGAGCTCGATGCGACAAACCTTGGCGCTGACAAGCTTTGGTTCCATGGGTATACACAGGTCGGGCCGATCTTCTGGCAGGGACAGCAATACGACCCGTGGCCGATCCAGGCCGAGGGCTTTGCCATCGACCCGACGCAGGCGCCAACGCCGAAGCTGACGGCTGGCAATGTCGATGGACGCATGACAGCGCTGTGCCTTGCCTATCAGGATTTGGTCGGTGCGAAGTTGTTCCGACACCGTACGCTGGGCAAGTACCTGGACGCCACCAACTTCGCGGACGGCAACCCGACCGCGGATCCGTCGCAGGAGATCCCCCCGGACATGTGGGTCATAGAGCGACGCTCCAACGAGACGAACCAGGCCCTTGAGTGGGAGCTTTCCAGCGCCCTCGACTTCAATGGCCGCCAGCTTCCCGGCCGCCTGATCGTCGCCAACTACTGCACGTGGCTGGCGCGCGGCGGGTACCGTGGACCGTTTTGTGGCTACACCGGGCCGGCGGTTGCCAAGGCCGACGACACGCCGACCGATGATCCAGAGTTGGACGTCTGCGGAGGTCGGCTGTCGTCCTGCAAACTGCGGTTCGGGGCGAATAACCAACTTAACTATGGCGGTTTCCCAGCCGCGTCGCTGATCAAATGACGCCCGAGACACTGGCGTCAATCAACGAGCACGCGATCGCGGACTACCCGCGCGAGGCCTGCGGCCTTGTGGTCATAGTCAAGGGCCGCGAGCGGTATGTGCCGTGCCAGAACCTTGCCACGACAGCGAGCGAGCATTTCCGCATCTCCCGCGAGGACTACACAGCCGTGGACGATGATGGCGAGATCACGGCTATCGTCCATTCCCACCCTGGAGTCTCGGCGCGGCCGTCAGAGGCCGACCGTGTCGGGTGCGAAGGGTGGGATGAGTTTGGCGTCCCCTGGTTCATCGTGTCGGTCATGTCCGATCACGACACCCCGCCGGCCGTGGTTGAAACCGCGCTCATCGAGCCGTGCGGCTATCGAGCCCCATTGGTTGGCCGCACGTTCTACCACGGCGTGCTCGATTGCTGGGCGCTGTGCCGTGACTGGTACGCCGAGGAATGGGGGCTTGCACTGCCCAACCCCGAAAGGCCTGACAACTGGTGGGATGACGGGGTGTCGGACCTGTACACGGCGAACCTCGCTGCGGCCGGGTTCGTCGTGGTCTGGCGCAAGGGCGATGATGGCCCGCTACCTATCCAACCAGGCGACATGATCCTGATGCAGATCAGGTCGAATAACCTCGTTCCGAACCACGCCGCGATCTACATCGGCAACGGCCAGATGCTTCATCACCGCTACGGAAAATTGTCCAGCCGCGATGTCTACGGCGGGTATTGGCAAGAGGTAACCCGGATGATTGTCCGGCACAACAGCAGGGTGATCTAATGACCGCAACAACCATCATCCTGTCGGGCCCGCTCGGCAAGAAGTTCGGGCGTGAATACAGGCTGCACCTGGACACTAAGACGCCAGCCGAAGCCACGCGCGCGCTGTGTTGGATGCTCCCGGGATTCAAGGCCTACTTGGCTGGAGCCCAGGCCCGCGGCGTCGCCTTCGCTGTTTTTCGTGGGAAAGGGAAGTCTGCCGAGAACATTACCGTCCACCAACTCCACGAGCCTGCCGGCGACGTCATCCGCTTTGCCCCTGTCATCGTCGGCTCAAAGAATGGCGGCGTCCTTAACGTCATCGTCGGCGTAGTGCTGATCGTCATCGGTGGCCTCATTACCGGCTGGTCGTTTGGCGCGGCAACGCCGGTTGGTACGGCGATTGCTGGTGTGGGTCTTTCAATGATCGCTGGCGGCATCGTCCAGATGCTTAGCCCACAGCCAAAGCTCAACAAGGGCGGGGCGGACAGCGCGGCAAACCAGGCGTCATACGTGTTCAGTGGGGCTGTGAATACCACGGCCCAGGGAAACCCAGTACCAGTCCTCTACGGCCGGATGATCGTCGGCAGTGCAGTGATTTCCGCGGGCATCGAGGCGGACGAATACAGCACGGCTGCCAATGGCGTCGGAGCCGGCACGCCGGGAGGCAACTTCAAGCGCACACCGTACGACCCCGACCTCTGATACGCGCCGTTTCAGCAATCAACCAACCCGCCTAGTGCGGGTTTTTTTATGGGTAGTCCATGGGCTCGATGAACGAAATTCGCGGCGCAAAAGGTGGCGAGACCGCAAAGGCCCCCACTGAGGCTCCAGATAGCCTGCGTTCCATTGCCTCGTTCCGCATCGATGACTTGATCTCAGAGGGTGAGATCGGCGGCCTAGTGAATGGGCTGCAATCGGTCTACCTCAACCAAACCCCGCTCGCCAACTCCGATGGCTCGCTGAATTTCACCGGCGTAACGGTGGTGATGCGCACCGGCACGCAGGACCAGGACTATATCCCTGGCTTCTCGAGCGTGGAGAACGAGGTAAGTGCCGGCCTGGAGCTCAAGTCCACCACGCCGTGGACCCAGACTCTAACCGACCTCGAACTGTCTGCTGCGCGCATCACGCTTGCGGTACCGCAGCTGCAAAAGCAGGACACGCAGAACGGCAATGTCGGCGGGTACGTCATCCAGTACGCCATCGATGTGGCCACGGACGGCGGCGAGTTCCATACCGCCCTGACGTCTGCGTTCAACGGCAAGGCCACCAGCGAGTACCAACGGAGCCATCGAGTCGACCTCGCGCCGGCCACAAATAGCTGGATCGTTCGGGTTCGCCGGCTTACCCCTAACGCCAACAGCTCGACTGTGGCGGACACCACGACGGTGACCAGCTACACGGAAATCATCGACGCCAAGCTGCGCTACCCCAACTGCGCGCATGTCGGCATTACGGGCGACGCGTCGCAGTTTTCCAGCATCCCGACCCGCTCCTACGATTGCTGGGGCCGCCTTATCCAGGTCCCCAGCAACTACGACCCAGCCTCACGCGTGTATGCAGGCGTCTGGGACGGCACTTTCAAGACTGCATGGACCGACAACCCTGCCTGGGTGTTCTACGACCTCTACACAAATAACCGTTTTGGGCTGGGTGACATCGTCAATGCAAGCCTGATCGATAAATGGAGCCTGTATGCGATCGCGCTTTATTGCGACGAGCTCGTGTCGGACGGCAGGGGTGCCCAAGAGCCTCGCTTCACCTGCAACGCCTACCTCCAGTCGCAGGGTGACGCCTACAAGCTGATGGGCGACATCGCCTCCATCTTCCGTGGCGTCGCCTATTGGATGGGTGGAGCGGTGGCGGCCTCGGCGGATATGCCGGCGGACCCGATTTACACCTATACGGCTGCCAATGTCATCGGCGGCAAGTTCAACTACCAGAGCACGCCACGTAAAGCCCGCTATACAACGGCGCTTGTCACATGGAACGATCCGAGCAACTTCTACAACCAGGTCCCAGAGTATTGCGAGGATCGCGAAGGCCTAGCGCGCTACGGCATCCAGCAGACCGAGTTCGTGGCCTTCGGATGCACCAGCCAGGGCCAAGCCCAGCGGGCCGGCCAGTGGGCGCTGATCAGCAGCCAGTTGGAAACGGACTCGGGCACATGGTCGGTCGGCTTGGATGGTCACATTGCCGCACCCGGGCAAATCGTCAACGTTCAAGACCCTGCGCGCGCTGGTGCGAGGCAGGGTGGCCGTATTTCGTCCGCCACGGCGAACACCGTCACCGTCGACAAGGCCGCCGACCTAGTGGCTGTGGGCGACACGCTGACCTGCATCCTGCCGACGGGAACAGCTGAGACCCGCACCATCAGTGCCGTCAATGGGCGCGTTTTGACGATCTCGGCGGCGTTCAGCGCGGTGCCAGTAGCCGAATCGGTCTGGGCCGTGGAGAGCGCCACCCTGGCGCTCCAGACCTTCCGCGTCGTGAGCGTCACCGAGGACACGTCGGACACAGGCATCAGCTTCACGATTTCGGGAGTGAGGCACGTCCCTGAAAAATTCGCCAAGATCGACGACGGCACGATCATTCAGCAGCCGCCCATCAGCCGCCTGCCAGCCAGCCTGCAGCCTCCGGCAACCGCTGTCACCGTCGACAGCCACGTGGTCACTGCGCAGGGCATCGCTACCAATGTGATGACCATTGCCTGGACCGCGGCGGCAGGCGCCGCCTCGTACAAGGTCGAGTGGCAGCGCAACAACGGGCAATGGGTGCAGGCCGGCACCGTATCGACCGCCTCGCTGGACGTGGATGGAATCTATACGGGCACCTATGTGGCCAGGGTTACGGCTATCAGTGCGGGCAACCTTTCCGGCCTGCCGGCGCTCAGCGCGGCAACCGATGTCGTTGGCAAGACAGGCTCTCCGCCCTCGGCCACGTCACTCGATGCGACGTCAAAGCCGTTCGGCATCCACCTGGCGTGGGGCTTTCCCGATGGCGCCACTGACACCTCGCGTACCGAACTGTGGAGCGCGGCCGTCAACAACCTGGAGGTGGCCACGAAGGTATCGGACCTCGCCTACCCACAGAACACTTACGACCTCGACGGGCTCGCCGCCGGAGCCTCGTTCTTTTTCTGGGTCCGGCTGGTCGACAAGACCGGCAACATCGGCCCGTTCTTCCCGGTGGTAAACGGCGTGCTCGGGCAGGCCAGCAGCAACCCGGACGACTACCAGGCGTACTGGGCTGGCCTGATCGGGCGAGGGGCGTTCGAGCCTGAACTTATCGCTGAAATCGATGCGGCGGTGGCTGCCGGCGCGTTCATCACACCGCCTGCCTATGACGCCGGCACGGCCTACCCAGCCGGGACCATCGTCGGGGATGCTGGCGAGCTCTGGCGGGCCGCGCAAGACGTCCCAGCGGGTGGCGCTGCACCGGGCACGAACCCGGCGTTCTGGACGGACATCGGGACGATTAACCAGACTGCCTACGGCCTCGCCGCTCAGATCCACGACACGGTGTCGGAGGTGACTGAGCTCAACGGCGTGGTAACAGCTACCGAATCGAAGGCCGACGGCGTCTATGCCCAGGTGAACCCACCATCCGCGGGCGAACTGACGACGCCAGAAGACGGATCCGCGGGCGACTGGACGACGATTGGGGCAGCTGGCGCCTACACGTACAGCATTGCCCAGGTGAAGGGGAATACAGCCCTCGGCCAGCGCATCGACAACGTTACCGCGAGCATGAACGGGTTCGCCGCCCTGGTGCAGACGGAGACGGATGCCCGAGTGACCGCAGTATCGGCGATTGCATCGCAGGTCACGGACGTGCAGGCCAGCCTGGGGTCGGTCAGCTCGGCAGTGCAGACGAATGCCACGGCGGTGGCCAATCTCGACGGCACCGTGAGCTCCAGCTTCTCGATCAAGACACAGATCGCGGTCAACGGATCAAGGTATCTGGCTGGCATTTCTATCGGCGTGGATTATTCCGGCGGCGACGTTACGTCCCAGGTCCTAGTCAACGCAGCGACTTTTGCGGTGTTCGATGCCACCAGCGGTACGACTCCGGCAGCATTTCCGTTCGTGATTCAGGGAAACCAGGTCTTCATCAGCACGGCGTTCATCGGCGACGGCACGATCACAAACGCCAAGATCGGCGACACCATCCAGTCAACGAATTACGTTGCGAACGTCAGCGGCTGGAAAATCAGCAAGTCGGGCGACAGCCTGGAGCTCAATGGCAGCAACGCCGCTGGCCATCTCAAGATTCTCCCCACCGACATCATCATTACCGACGCGAACGCGATCGTGCGCATTCAGCTGGGGCTGAGCCTGTAATGGTCGCCGGCCTACGCATCAAGGACGAGAACGGGCACGTGATCCTGGAAGTGACCGACCGCCTGCAGCGGAAGATCGGGGAAGTGGCGATTCCCACCGGAGCATCAGGCAGCGTGACGGTGACGGGCGGCGATCCCTGGTACTACGTCGCCTCCAACGGTTCCACCGGCAGCTCGGGTTCTGAATATGCACCGGTCGTCACCATCAGCGGCGGCACGATTTCCTGGGCACCGAACACGGCCGCCGGCCTTGGGCAGGTGCCAGTCGTCCTCGTCTACGGAGCCTGGTGATGGCCAATGCAGGACTGCTTGTCCGCAACTCTGGCGGGGTCATCGTCATCGATGGCCAGTACCACAACCCTTCGATGCGAGCGAAAGGCACGGCTGTCACGGCGACCATCAAGGGCAGCGGTTCCTACGTGTCGTTCACGGTGGGTGGATTGACCGCCACCCCTGTCATCGCCGTGAGCAGCACCCTTGGCGCCATTGCCCATGTCAGCTCGTTCGCAAGCGGTTCTGCACTAGTGGAGATAATCGCCCACGGGCCGGTAGGCACGTCCGTGCCCTGGTGGATTTTCGACAAGCCAGGGATCGCCTCACCGCCTAAGTATTTCGTCGTACGCAATGCTGCCGGTGAGGTCGTGTTCAACGCGAACGAACGGTACATGCGCGTGGCTGGTGTCATGCAGGTGAATGGCATCACCGGTGGCTCGCTCACTCTCCCCAGCGGCAGGACGTACGCGTCCTATTTCGGGACGCCGGTGGGCCGGTCAGTGACATTCACGCAGACGGGCGTTCCCCAGGACGACCACTGGTACATCACGGCCATTCGCCGATTCGTAGCCATCAATGATGGCGCCATAACTACCAATGAAGCGGACGTGGGCCAATCAGGGCCCTATGTGCAGGTAGGGGCTCCGGCTCGATATCAATTCGACGGCACAGCGTTCTTGCTCGACGTTACCAACTACTAACAGGAAGGCCCATGGCAATCGAACGGGTAAATTTTAACTCCATCGGAGCCGGTGGGGATAATCCCACGGCTGCACTCGTCAAGCTCGACGCCAACGACGCGGACCTTGATGGGCGCCTCGTGGCAGGCTTGACGGCGGGGAGCGCAGCAACCGCGGAAGCTCAGGCCACGGCGAATGGCGCAGCGACAAGTGCTGCAAATGCGCAGTCCTCGGCCAATGATGCGAATAGCTCTCTGTTTTTGATCGGCTCAATCCGGAACCTGCTACTCAACGGCGACGGCCGCTTGAATCAGCGCTGCTTCGCTGGCGGTTCTCTGGCCGCCAATAAGTATGGCTACGATCGGTGGCGGACCTTCGGATCGGCCTCATCGATGACGGTGGCCACCGACGGCTCGACGATTTCCCTGAACGGAACGATCGGGCAAATTATTGAGGTCCCGGCCGCTGGCGGCGCCACCGTCACGGTCTCGGCGACGAATCCCTCAGGGACGATTACGGTCAAGCTCCAGGCCGACGCCACTACCGCTAGCACTGCAACGGGAAACATCACCGCAGGCGCTGGTATCCGATCGGTCACACTGGCCATTCCCTCGTCGATTACCGGCAATGTTTTTGCGGTTATCTCAACAACAGGCTCGGTATCGATCGACGGACCAGCAAAACGAGCTGGCCTGCAGATTGAGCTCGGTTCCTTTGCATCCTCGTTCGATTTCCGCCCCATCGGGCTCGAACTGAACCTGTGCCGAAGGTACTACCGAAAGAACTTCAAGTTGGCCGATGCCCCGCAAAACGGGTATGCCGGCTTTATCGCTAAGTGCGGAGCTTGTTACCAGGGCGGTAACGTCGTAGCGCGTGAAGACTTCGGTATGCCAATGCGAGTATCGCCAACACTTACGTTCTTTAGCTCAAATGCAGGAACGCCCGTCAACGCCTCATGGCAATTTTATGCGGGCGGTTGGGTCAATTCAGCGTTCTCAATTGGGGCTGTCAGCGAAGATGGTTTCAGC